TACTTATACAGGTAAAGGCACAAATACTTTAACAGGTATTACTAGAGGAGCGTTTGGAACTGCAACTACTGGTACATCAAATGGTCAAGCTCATTCAAATGGATCAACGGTTACAGATGCTTCAAACTTTACAGGTTTTGGAAGTGCTGTAGCAGCTTCTCAAGTAACTCTTGAACCTGGTCTATGGTCATTAAGTAATTTTGGTCAAGTGTTAGTTGGAACAATTGCAAATGGTAAAACTTTTACATGGAACGCTGGAGATGCTGCAAGACTAACAACTAGAGCGTCTACAACTACATCTGGTTTTTCTACGTCAGCTAACCCAACAGCAACAAGGGTCACACTAGTTTCACCTACAACACGTCACTTAATTCATTTGGGTACTGAAACAACTATTGGAGATACTTCTTCTCAAGACGATATGTTTATAAGATTTTCTGATCAAGAAGATATAAATGATTATACCCCAACAGCTATTAATTCTGCTGGATCACAAAGACTGCAAGACGGAACACGGATTATAGGTTCATTAAAAGCAAAAGAATCTATTTTAGTTTGGACTGATAATGCATTGTACACTATGAAATTTATTGGTGCACCTTTTACATTTGGTTTTGAACAAGTTGGTACTAACTGTGGATTAATTGGAAAAAATGCAGCTGTTGAAATAGATGGTATTGCATTTTGGATGTCTAATAATGGTTTTTTTATGTTTGATGGTACAGTTAAATCTTTACCTTGTTCTGTTGAAGATTATGTTTACAATCAAGCAGATACAACCAAAGGTCAACAAATATGTGCGGGATTAAATAATCAATTTACGGAAGTTGTTTGGTATTATCCTTCAACTAATTCTGAATACAATGATCAATATGTTATATTTAATTACGGACAACCTATGCAAGGTGGTGTTTGGTACATAGGAACTGAAGCTAGAACTTCTTGGATTGATGCTTCGGTATACCAAAAACCTTTTGCAACTAAATTTAACTCTTCAGCAACAGGGACTTTTCCTGAGATTATAGGTGAAGATGGTTTAGGACAAACACAATTTTTTGAACATGAAGTAGGGACTGATCAAATTAATCAAGACGGCACTACAACAACTGTTACATCGTTTGTAAAGTCATATGATTTTGATATACAATCTAGACAACAAGGCACAGAAGGTGTTGCTGGAGATATATTTTTAGCTATGAGAAGATTTGTACCAGATTTTAAAGATTTACAAGGAAATGCTAAAGTAACATTAGCTGTTAAAAAATATCCTCAAGAATCAGATACAACTACATCTTTAAGTCCCTTTACAATTAACTCTAGCACTGATAAAAAGGATACTAGAGCCAGAGGAAGATTTGTTAACATTAAGATAGAAAATACTGATGTTAGTGAGTCTTGGCGTTTTGGCACTTTACGAATTGACATACAACCAGATGGACGTAGATAATGGCAATACCTTTTAATTTAGCAGATCTTATAAAAGCAACACCCGCAAATCAAGTTGTGGATGAAAATTTAATTAATGCAAGAAACATTTTTGGTATTGATGAAGACTATTTATTAAAAGATTATACAGATTATTATATGAACAAGCCACCTGTTATAAATACAGATCAAGGCATTGTATCACTTCCTGTAAACACTAATGTTATTAATCAAGGAGGTGGTGGAGGTGGTGGAGGTCTATCAATTTTTGATTTAAAAAATAAAATCTCTGGAGATACTACTGAAACTTCTACAGGTGGTATTAGCGACTTACAAAACCAACTTTCACAAGGTATTGGTATGCAATCTATTATGGATGCTTACCAAGACGTTAAAGATAACAGCGGAGATGATGTTTCTTTTGAAGAATTTATGGATCGAACAGCTCCTTTCGGAAAAAATCCAATAACAGGAGTAGCATATAAAGAACCAAGAACTATAGCAGATCAAAATAAAATATTTGGTTATGCTTTTTCTGACCCCAGTAAATTTACAGGTATTACAAGTCTAAAAGACTTTTTACCTGGTGGTAAATATAGTTTAACAGGTATGGCAATGAGTGGTTTAAAAGGAATTAATAACGCTATTCAAGGGACTAATTTTGCAAAAGCAAAAACTCTAGCTGATTATAGAGACATGATGAGTTATGGTGGGTACGAAGAAAGAGAAGCTGCTAGAGAAAAAACTATGGCAGACGCTAGAGACTTACAAAAAGATATAGATGCTGGAAAATATGGCAAGTCAGGTATAGATGATAGAAATATGGGTCAAGATATAGATAAAGATAAAGATAAAAAATCAGCAGGATACAGTTATGCTGATACTCCAGGAGGTGGACAAACTCAAGGAGAAGGAAACGGAGGTCAAAATAATAGCGGTGGAGCAGGAGATAACGCAGGTACTTCTGGAGGAACAGGCGGTAGAAGAGGTGGAGCAGGAAGATTTAGATAATGGCTAAAGTAGTAGTAAGATTACCAGAACCAAAAGAAGAGTATGACTTTTCTAACCAGAAACAAATTAACAGAGCAATTGCTTTAATTGTAGAACAATTAAATTCTACGTTTTTAAACGAACAAAAACAAGAACAAGAAAGGTTTGCTTGGTTTAATGGCTAACATATATACAAATGCAAAAGTAGATTTAACTACTACATCGGAAACAGTTTTATATACAGCTCCTAGTAACTCTAGAGCGATTGTAAAATCATTGTTAGTATCAAATGATGCTGGAAGTGCAGCAACATTAACAGCGACATTAACTAATGCAGCTGCTGCTGTATTTAGTTTATTTAAAGTTAAATCAATAGATTCTAATACTACTGAACAATTATTAACAGAACCGTTAATATTATTAGAGAATGAGATATTGAAAGTTACTGCATCTGATGCTAATGAATTACATGTGGTGGCGTCAATATTAGAAATAAACAGGGATTAATATGTCATTTATAGAAACAGAAGCATCAGTAAGATACGAAACAGTTAATGGTAAAAAGACCATGATTATTACACCTAAGTGTGAGGTCACCTTAACTAATATGAAAACAGGTCAAGAATATATGTCAGATTCAGAATCAGATGCTGATGTAGATAACCCTGAAACAGAAACTAAAAGAGAAGATATACGTAGAGACGTTAAAATAACAGTAGAAGAAATTAATTTAGGAGCAGGTTCTGAGTTGTAAAACTTAGAATTTTATATAAAATAGAACAATGGCAATTTCAAGAATGCAACAAATTAGACAAAATTATGGATTAGGAAGTTTTGTAAAAAAGATTACTAAAAAAGTAACTAAACCTTTTACAAAAGTTGCTAGTAAAATAGTACCCAAAGAGATTGCAGGTATCATGAGAGTAGCTGCACCTTTCTTACCACCAGGATACAGAGAAGCAGCCTACTTGTTAGGTACAGCAAAACAAACTGGTAGAATAAGTCCAATAGACTTAGCTTTAGCAGCAGCACCTACGTTTTTTGATAAGACGCAAATGGGTCAAAATATTAGAAGTAGTGTAAGTAATTATACTTTACCCGGTATGGAAAGAAGTTTAGGAGAAATTGCAGTTGGTTCACCAGGAACTGGAGTAAAAGAAGTTGATTTAGCTTATTCGCCTCCAGGGATTGCTGGATCAGGTCAAGCTCAAGCTCTTACTGGAAACACATTTACTGCAGGAAAAGATGCAACAACAGGTTTATTTGGATCAGAAGGTAAAATGTTTAATTTTGGAAAAGGACAAGGGTTTTCACAATTTAAAGATCAAACGAAATTAGGTAATTTATTATTAGGTAATGATAAAGGTGGTTTTAGTAAATCTAAAATAGCGGGAATAGGTATGGGTGTACTATCTTTAATTCAATCTGCTAAAACACCAGAGGAAGCAGGAAATGCTTATGCTAACGCAACAGGAAATTCTGCAGATTATGATGAGGGGTATAAAATGTTTAGTATGTTAGATACAAGTGCATTTAATATTCCACAACAATTTCAATTACCGGCAGCTAATGGTGGTTTAATGAGAACTAATTATGCAATGGGTAGTGGTGATGAACCTTTACCAGAAGACCCTACCAAACCGGTCAATCCTTTTGGTCCAAAACCAATTGGTCCTTTTCCATCTGACATGGCAGAGATACCTACAAATTTAAATTTAGAAAAAGCTATAAGAGATTTCATAGAGTTTAATGGAAGAGAACCAAGAGACATGCAAGAATTGTTAGATTTTTTTGATGTACCTGCTAAAACAGATGCAGCAGGCGGTGGTCTAATGAGAAGTAATTATGCTCTTGGAGACATGGCCATGAACCAAGCTCCAAGTATGGGGATGGGAATGGGTATGTCCTCTAACCTAGGATCACGGCCCACGAATCAAGAAAGTGGTTTAGGAGGGCTTCCAATTGAAGCAGATATGAGGTATACTGGAGGCTTCATGCCATATGGTGAAGTTGAAAAAGCCGATGACGTGCCTGCTAGATTAAGCAAAAATGAATTCGTATTTACTGCAGATGCTGTAAGAGCAGCAGGTGGTGGTAGTGTACAACAAGGTGCTAAAAAAATGTATGACGCTATGAAAAAATTAGAACAACAACCTGAAGCAAAAGGAGCAATGGCATAATGGCTGAAGAAATAATTAATAAAACGATAACCACAGCACCAGATTATTTACAACCTGGTATAAAAAAATATTTAGAAGGTGCAACTATACAAGCTGGTCAAGCAATGGACACTTCCAAATTTGCGCCAGGTGTTGCAGGTATAGGTTCATTACAACAACAAGCACAACAGTTAGCAGCAAGTCAAGCTGGTCTCGGTACATTACAATTTGACCCTAAGACAGGAACAGTATCAGGTGTTCAAGGTCAAGGTGTTGCAGGATACCAACCATTCTTACAAGCAGCTTCTGGAATGACTGGTCCACAAGCTTATCAACAATTTGAATCTCCTTACCAAAAAGCAGTGAGAGACGCTACACTACAACAATTTGATCAACAAGCAGCAAGTAGACAACAACAAATAAGTGATCAAGCTGTAGCCGCTGGTGCATTTGGCGGTGGACGTGAAGGAGTACAACAAGCTCAATATCAAAATCAATCTGATATGAATAGAGCTTTACTTGGAGCACAATTAAATCAAGCAGGATTTAGTCAAGCTAATCAATTAGCTGCACAAGGTTTCGGTCAACAATCACAATTAGCACAACTACAACCTCAACTAGCTCAACAAGGTATTGGTTTAGCTCAAGGGTTAGGACAACAAGATTTTGGATACAGACAAGCAGTAATGGATACAGGTCAACAAGCAAACAGAATGGCTGCGTACGAACCTATTGAAAGACTTGCAAGATTTGGTCAAGGTTTAACTGGTGTTGGTGGTGGATTAGGTTCTGTTCAAACAACTTATGGAACACCTCCTCCTCAACAAAGTCCAATGGCAGGAGCGCTACAAGCAGGTATAGGAGCATTTAGTTTAGGTAAACTATTTGGAATGTAATGGATTATAAAGTAATGCAAAGACCGATGTTTAAACTAGGAGGCAAAGCTGCTTCTCAAGGCACAGGTATTACATCTGGTTTAGATGAGAAAGTAAATTATTCTATTGGTGGTGGAGTTATTCAAGGACAAAACATGGGTGCAAGAGAAGGTTTTAAAGATCCTGAATATACTTACGACTCTCTTTTAAAAAGGGCTATAGGTAAGATAGAAAAAAGAGATGCAGCTATGGATGGTATGAATAATTTAATTAACATGCAAGCCTTACAACAAGCATCAAATGTTTTAGGACAAGAAACATCAAACAATCCATTAGACATATTAGTCAATTTTGCAAAACAAGGTACATCAATTGCGTTACCTGCATTATCAGCTAGAAAAAAATTAGAACTTAAAAGACTAGATCCTTCAACTGATTTAGCTTTAGCTAAGGCGATGAAACCAACTGCAGGTGGTTTTTCTACAAAATTAAAATCACAAGCTGCATTAAAAGGAATACAATCAGACATTAATAGATTAAGAGGTTTGATAACAGAAGAAACAACTGAAGAAGAAAAAATAGCTATCGAAAGTCAAATAAATGAATTAAGAGAACAAAAAAGAATTTTCTTAAGTGGAAATCCTTATTTAGAAGCTATAAAATTATATTATCAATTTGATATTAGAGGTCAATCAGGAGCTGATCCAAGACCAGAAGATATAGAAAAATATTTAAAATACACGGGTGGTGGTAACGCAATGGGTGGAACTCCTAATAGAGTAGATAGACAAATGGGATCACCAATGATGGGTGAACAACCTATGGCACAAGCACCACAAATGATGGCACCACAACAAGATGTTGCTATGGAAACTCAACAAGGTGGTGGACAAGATTCAGGTAATCAAGTTTATGCAATGTTAAGATCTAGATTACCACAAGAAGTACCGGATGAAGTTGTTCAACTTATATCTTATAACAAAGAAGCATTTGGAGATTTTGCAAGTATTAAGAATCAAGAAGACGTAAATTCATTTAACGAAAAATACGGTGTGCAACTAGTCATAGATGTGGCTACCGTTTAAGGAGTCCAATGGCCAGAGACGAATCAACAATACGACCATTTTTAAAAGGAGCTTTAGAAAAAGCACCTGAAGACAGAAGTTTTTTTGAAAAACTTGGTGTAAGTATTTATGGTCCTGGTATTGAAGCAAGAGAGGATGCTGATAAACCAGCGGCAATACTTGATGATAACTATAAAGATTTTGTAGAAGAACTACCTGCAGATGTTCAAATAGATGTAGATAGATTTTTACATATATTTAAAAATGATCCAACACCTGTAGTAGAATTTTTAGATGAATACAAAAAAGAAGGGTATTCAGAATATTTTAAGAAGAGTAAAAATTTTTCAGACATAGCTGATAAGAAAGACATGGGCAGGTTTGCTGACTACAACATGATGGGTGGTGGCGCTTATGATGCAATGTATAGAAAAGATGATGCTGGAGAAAAAGCTAGACAAAAAGTTATGGAGTCTAAGTATGTACAAGCAGCACTTGGACCAGGGGTTGGTATATATACAGGAGTTAGAGGAACAGCAGAATTAATATCTGCATTATCAGATTTATATTTAGATACTGAAACATTAGACAACGTACAAAAAGCATTACCTGAAATAGATCTTGATGAAGTTTATGGCAATGAGGCTGGTGGAGTTGCTAAGTTTACATCTATTCTTACACAGTACGGTACCGGTTTTGCACTAGCACAAAAAATTGCAAAGAAAGTAATTGGTAAAGCAGTAAGTACAAAACTTGCACAAAAGACAGCTAAAAATTTAGCTAAAACAAAAGCAGGACAAGCTGGAGTTAACCTTGCAAAGTTTGGTGGCTATTGGGTATTGCCAGGATTTGCAGCAGACACAACTGTATCGGCTACTGGACAAAGAAGTGTTGGAGATGTGTTTGGTGATGAAGAAGGAAACTTTTTAGAAAAAGCTTTAGCTACTTCTAAATTAGAAAGTTTAGAAGGCATAAAAGATCCTAAAGAATATGCAGCTGCAGTTTTAAGAAACAAACTAAAATTTGGTGCAGAAGGCACAGCATTTTTAGGAGCATTAACTTTAGTAGGGCCTACGTTTAAAGGTGCATCTAAAGTAGTTGGACTTGCATCAACAGAAGTAGTTGGACCTGTATTAACAGGTACATCTAAATTACTTGCTAGTGAAAAATCTGGATTGCCTCAAACATTTAGGTTCATATCTCAAAACATGGATAAAGGTTTAACTAAATTAGGTATACCTAAACAAGAACTTTGGAAATTTTCAGAGTATGGATTAAATGTAAAAACATCCATATTAAGAGGCATAGATCAAATTAGTCAAAACTTTAAATCAGGAGGCCCTTTTAATGTTCAAACTAGAAATGAATTAAAAAAATTAGATGGTTTAAATAAAGCTGCAAAAAAATCTACTGATATATTTATGAAAGATTTAGATAGACAAATGTATAAACTAGCTGAGGCTGGTTTTGGTGATATATTATTTAATTCTACAACAGCCACAAACGCTTTAAGACAATGGGGTAAAGTTTTAGAGTACATGAAAGGTAATATAAAATTAAAAGAATTACCAGATTCTTTACAGTCTTCTTCATTTGCAATTAGAAAATTAATAGACGATTATTCAACAGAGCTTTCTCCTCTTTTAAAAACTATGAATG